CGGTAAATCTCCTCGACAAAGGCCTGAAGGAGATGTCCTACAAGGCATCACCGGATGTTGTCCAAAAGTACGGGGATAAAGCCGCACGTGCACTTGAGCGCAGCATCCGGGGGCAGGGCTCCCAAAGGCTGCTTTCCTATGTAGCCTACAACGCCATCGTTCCTCAGGCCCTTGTCCGGGGCTCGATGCGCGCCACGGGGACAACGGAAGAAGAGATGGCCGCGGTTCAACGACTTGCCCCAGAGTATACCGCAGGACAGGACTTGGTGCCCATCAAAAACACCGGGGACGGTATTATAGAATACTATACCCTCGGTGGGGTCATGCCTCACGCTTTTGTCTTTGACTCTGCAAAGGCAGCCATCCGCGCGTACAACGATTCTGGCGAACTCGGCAAGGGTGAAGCCTCCCAGATTTTGGATGGTGTGTGGGCCGGGGTTAAGGCATATGCCGATCCGTTTTCGGAACAGACGATGAGCGCGGCCACCCTGCTCGATGTCCTTCCTAAGAGATTTTTGGGCCGCGGTGGTCGCACCGTCGAGGGGGCTCCTGTCTACAATGAGACAGACCCTATGGACGTCAAGGTTCTCAAGTCCGTCAGCCACGTTCTGAACACCTATGTCCCGGGGCAGCTCAGAGAGTTCTTAGAGGTTCGCAAAGGCGTGTGGGAACCCGGGCGAACCTCCCGAGCCATACTTGAGGTCTCCGGCCCTCAGGGTCAGGAGTACAACCTCCCTGCCGAGGCCTTCCGCGTTGTAACTGGTCTCACCCCCATGGAGTTGAACCTCAAGAGAGACTTCCAGTTCTCTGGTGCGGTTTACTCGACTCGCCGGACCGATGCCAAGGGCGCGGCGCAAAGCATTCTTCGTGCCCCGGACAAGAGCGCGGAGGAAATGACCGCCGCATGGGAGCAGTATCTCGAGGTTCTCTATAAAGAGCAGGCGAAGCTCTACAGAGACATTCAAGATGCTCGGACCTTGGGCCTTTCAGACGCGAACATCCGTCGCAGTCTGGTGAAGGAGGCAGGCCTTGGTGGTCAGGAAGTCTCCGCCCTCATGCGCGGTCAGTTCTATCCGGGCTACGTAACGTCTCAGACTCTCGGAGAAATCCGGGCTCAAGCCAGAGCCGAGGGTATTGATCGGACAACGCCAGCGAGCCAGATTCCTATCCGGCAGTTGAACCAGTTGTCTCGATCTATGCGCGGGCAGGCGCTGATCCCGCAGCCCCCTGCCAAGCGCGCGACTCAGCCCTCTGAGCCTGCGCCAGCGGACATCGACCGCCTGTTTGATGTCCCGGCTGGCGGGGGAGGCGGGGGCAGCCGTTCAACACAAGGGGCGGCATTGCCGCCCCCCGCCTTCGATTCAGTGCCAGCACCCTCGGCACCACAGCTGCCGACGGCACCAGCGAATAGGACCTCCTTGTCTCCGAGCCTTCTCGGAGGGGACCTTGCGTCGCAGATGTCAAATATGGAAATTGCACAGCGCCTCGGGGGTTAGCCTTCAATTTCAATGCTCATCCCAACTTGAAGGCTCTGGCCTCCAAGAAGGATGACCATGTCGTTGGCATCCTCGAGGACCTCCTCGTAAAAGTCCATGTCCCCGGTGCACTGCGCAAGAACCAAGGCGTGATGGGTCATCTTCATGATGGCCTCTATCTGTTCCTCGGCCATGTCTTTCAGGCCAACCGTCTTTATGTCTTTCGGGATCATCCGACCTCTCCCCAGTTGTTTCCGAGTTCTTGGTCCACCTTGCTGGGAACTTTGAGAGACAACCCTTCCTCCATGATCTTGGTGATGCGGGTTGCCTGCTCGTCGGACTCCACGTTGAAGCACAATTCGTCATGCACCGTGAGGAGCGGGACCAGTCCCTCCTCGTAGCATTCTGCCATGGCGAGCTTGTTCTGATCGGCAGCGGAGCCTTGGATCACACGGTTCAAGGCTTTGTAGGTAAACGCCCGTCTCAGGCGACCCATCCCACCGTACTCGCGCTGCGCGTCATCGTACTTCATGGGCTTATTGTACCCGAAGGTCGCGGGTTCCCAAAGATCAAAGCGGCACAGGCGGCCAAGAATGGTGCGGATGCGGCCCTCTCTTTCGGCCCGGGCCGAGGCAAGAGTTGCCAGCTTCTTCACGAACGGCACCTTCTCTTGATACTCTGCCATGAGCGCCTTGGCCTGCACGTCGGACAGCCCAAGCTGGTTGGCCAGCTTGCCTACGCCCATGCCATACATGATGCCGAGGTTGATGGTTTTGGCCGCCTTCCGGCTGATGCCTGCCATGTCTGCCACCATCTGGTGCAGGTCGGCATCCCCGCACTGGTACTCCTCGACGATGGACTTGACCAACGGATCGCGTTCCGTGTCAGGATGGCTGGCCGCGAAGTGCACCAAGAGCCGCGGTTCTTGGGACGAGTAGTCGAACGATCCCCACCTGCACCCATCCTCCGGGACAAAAAGTCCCCGGATTATTTTCTTGATGTAGGGGTCCCGGGCTGGGATTTGCTGGAGGTTCGGGTTCGAAGAAGAGAAGCGCCCGGTCACTGTGCCACCATCGTCGGAGCGGAGCTGGTGCATTTCGCAGTGGATGCGTCCGTTCTTCTGGTAGCGCAGGATCGAGTCGATGAACGTGCTGTCCGCCTTGTCCATCTCGCGCAGTGTGACGAGGGCCTTGGCCACCGGGTGCTCCATGGCCTGCAGGAATTGCTTGGTGAACGACGGCGCTCCGGCCTCGGTCCTTGGATACTCCAGCCCGAGGGCGTCGAACATCTTCTGCACCGAGGCGGCCGACCACGGATCGACCTTGACCCCGGACTCTTTGCCGATCCAGTCGGACATCTCGTTGGCTCTTTTGCGGAGCTCCTTCTTGGCCTGCTCCGCCTTGTCCAGATCGACCTTGACCCCGCGCATCCGCATCTCGATCACGGCGGGCAGGACCCTGTGCTCTAGCGTCAGGACGGACATCAGGCTTTGGTCCTCGAGCATGGGCTTGAAGCGCTCCCAGAGCTTGAGTGTCAGCACGGCGTCGGCCTCGGCGTAGACGCCCACATAGCGGGCGGGCAGCTTCCACATCTCCGACTTGGGGTCGATGCCCCACTCGGCCGCCGCCTGCCGCAGGACCTTCTCGTCCTTCCGCATGCCAAGGTAGTCCTTGCCCAAGAGGTCGAGGCGGTAGGACATCCTGTTCTCGTCCAAGAGCGGGGCGGACAGCATGGTGTCAATGATTGGGCCTTGAATATTAACACCCTCGGCCATGAGCCAGCCCGTATCGTAGCTGGCGTTGTGCATGACCTTGGTCATGTGAGGCGTGGCCAGTTGCTTCTGCAGCCAGCGCAGCGTCAGCTTCTTGTCGAGGTTCGGCCCGTTGGCATGGGCGATGGGGAAGTAGCCAGAGAAGTCCCCTGCCGCAACGGCGATGCCGATGATCTCGCCGTTCTTGGTTGCCCAGCCGGGCCCCATCTCCGTCAGTTGCGGGTCCCTCGTTTCAAGGTCGATTGCCATCAGCGTGTGACGCGTCAGGTCAGGGAACTCGGAGGGCATGAACCACTCGACGTCCGGGTTGGACAGGTCCATCTTCAGCAGGAAGTCGTCCGTGCTGACGTCGAAGCGATCCTTGGTCACTGTGCACACTCCCCTGCGATGGCGGCGTATGCGGCCGCATCAATGTAGTTGTCTTCGTGGTATCCGCCAACAAAAGACCGGGCGGACTTGAGCAGAACCATCATCCACGCCACGTCCTCGGCCTCGACCGTGACGGGCGTTCCGTTGCGCTGCGTTAGGTAGGTCTGCCAAAACTCGGCGATGTTCGTCAGGTTGTCTTTGACGGGTCCGTAGGAGTCCTGCCGCTCGCCGCCAGTCACCTCGGCGGCGCGCTTCAGGATTTGGATTCGCTTAGGATCAGAGGACATAGCGGTATTCCTTGTCGGTGTGTACGAAGACGAGGTTCTTTTTCGCACGACTTCCACAGACGTACATGACCCTGTGCTCGTCGTCAGGGAACTGGGTATTGACGCATGCCTTGGTCGAGGACAGATCAACTGCGACGTTGTCCTCCTCGCCGCCCTTGGCGGCATGCCCCGTCGATAGTTTGATCCGCGGCTCCCCGGAGATGTCCTCCCCCCGGCGCTCGAGACTGCGGATGTAGTCGGCGTCGTATGCCCCAAGGTTCAAGACCCGAAGCGCATCGACACCAAGATCGGCGATCATCCCCGCCGACGATACTAGATTATCGTATCCGTAGAGACCTTCGGGGTTGAAGGCCTCCAGCAACTTGCCTGACCCACGCTTCAGTGCTGCAGCATCCCCTTGCTTTGGCAGCAACTCGTACAGGTCTTTGATCGCGCCGACTGGGAGAAGCTCCCCCTTCTGCAGCCTGCGCCAGTTTTGAATTGCAGCGGCCAGCTTGGGGTCTACGGAGTTGCGGCCGTAGACCTTGAACATGTAGCCGTCCTGCCGCAGGCGCTGGGCCCAGTCCTGCACGTAGGAGTTTGTCCGAGCCAGAACCATCCACTTGCCCTCCCGCAGGTCAAGGTTCCGAGGGCCCATGACCCTGCTCACCGAGCCCTCATGCTCGGCCGGGTAGAACTCCTTGGGCAGGCGGTCTCGAATGCGGCCGGAGATACCGATGCACGTCTCATAGACAGGGCGCGGCAGGCGGTAGCTCTGGGAAAGCACCTCGATGTTGCTC